AACGAGTTTGAAAAGCAGATCCGCTGGTTGACCCAGGACGTACGATCACGTTTGAACCCTACTGGTAAACTGGTAGTTATTGGTACCAGAGTTTCGGCAATGGACCTATACCGCGAGCTGCGTAACGAAGACCGCTACCCTGGTGGACTGGTCCCGTGGAAGTACTTGGCTATGCCAGCACTTTTAACTACGCACGAAGACCCTGACAAGTGGGAAACTTTGTGGCCAGCTTCCGATGCGCCATTTGATGGACAACAAGAATCTGATAAGAACGAAGATGGCCTTTACCCACGTTGGAATGGTCGCAACCTTTACAATGAACGCCAAGCGATGGATGCATCTACCTGGGCTTTGGTCTATCAACAACAAGATATCTCAGATGATGCCATCTTTGATCCGGTATGTGTGCGAGGTTCTATAGATGGTATGCGTAAAGCAGGTCGCTTGGTTCCTGGTAACCCAGGCCATCCACGCGATGTTAACGGCTTTTCTTTTATTTGTGGTCTTGATCCCGCTATGGTTGGTGATACAGCCGTCGTTTGTTACGCTGTTGATAGGGCTACACATAAACGCTATATCGTTGATGCTATTAAGATCACTAGGCCAACGCCTGCTGCGATACGCCAGTTAATCTTTGACTGGACTTCCCTATACCAGCCCAGTGAGTGGATAGTGGAAAAAAATGCTTTTCAATCATTCCTTACGCAAGATGAAGGCATCCGCCAAAACCTTGCCTCACGGGGTGTGTTACTGCGAGAACACCATACTGGAACCAATAAGTGGGACTCCGGTTTCGGTGTTGCTTCTATGTCCACCTTGTTCGGAACGAAACAACACGACGGAAAACACCACCGCGACAACCTTATTCACTTACCTTCTGACCAGACTGAAAACGTCAAAGCGCTTATTGAGCAATTGATTACGTGGTCACCTACTACTAAGGGTAAGACCGATATGGTGATGGCTCTGTGGTTCTGTGAGATCAGAGCACGCGAGATGCTTAACCAAGGTATGCACAAGACACATCACTTAAAGAATCCTTTTCTATCTCGATACGAGGTAGGCAAACGAACAGTTATCAACATAGATGAACTGCTCGCAGAGAAAGACCGTACGTTCATCTAATAAGGAGATAATAATGGCTAACGGATCAACAGCAGATAAGGCTCGCAAGGCTCGCAACAAAGCTAATGAAACATTTGGTGGAGTAAGCAGAGCAAAGACTGAAAAGATTGTAAAAGGAATTGCAAAGACTGCAGGCGTAAAGCCAACTCGTTCAGAAGTAGAACGCGCAACAGACTTAATGGAAACTCGTCGTAACAATGACCGTCGTCGCACAGCAGCACGTGCAACATTCATCGCAGGTCCTAAGTCACCTGCATCAAAGCGTGCAGCAGCAAAGCGTATGGAAGCACTAGCAGGTGGAGCGCCTAAGAAGGCAGCACCTAAGCCAACAGCAAAGAAGGCAAAGTAATGCCAAATATGAAAAAGCCTATGCCTAAAGTTGTAGGCACTAAGCCTAGCGTTAAGAAGCCTATGCCAAAGATGGAAGGCGCTAAGCCTGGTACAAAAAAGCCAATGCCTAAGAAGCTTACAGGCCCAGATGCAATCAAAGAAATCCAACGTCGTACTTCACCTGCTGGTGTTAAGAAGGCAGAAGTAGATGCTAAGAAGGCAACTAATAAGAAGTATCCAGGATTATACAAGAAGTCTAAGTAAGGAAAACAATTGTTATCAGTCAAAGAAGTTGACGCTAAGCTAGCACGCTTACGTACTCGCTCATCAGCGCGAGATCAACGTATGCGTGATGTGCTCTCGGTGCGTCAGGGAGATATCTCTAAGGTATACCCTGCAATGTTTTCAGAGGAATATCCAAAGCCTCTGGTTGCAAACTTCATTGACGTAGCAGCACGAGATCTCGCAGAAGCAATGGCACCACTGCCATCCTTCAACTGCTCAGCAACCAATATGGTTTCAGATGCAGCACGTAAGGCAGCAGATACTAGAACTCGTATTGCAAACTTTTATGTAACAAACTCTGACCTACAACTGCAGATGTACACAGCAGCAGACTGGTATAACACCTACGGTCTTGGTATCGGTATGGTTGAGATGGACTTTGAGGACAACAACCCTCGCATCCGTATGCTTAATCCATTCGGTACTTATCCAGAGTTAGATCGTTATGGTCGTGTGCTATCTGTAACTCAGGTCATCGTTACCGATGCAGAGACATTGGCTTCACAGTACCCAGAGTATTACGATTTGATTCTAGGTCGAAACCAGTACGCTCTATCTTCTCCTTACATCTCAATGGTCAAGTACCACGATAAGGACCAAGACTTGCTCTACCTACCAGAGCGCAAGAATCTTGTACTATCACGTACACCAAACATCTTGAACAAGCCAATGGCATCTGTCATTATGCGTTCTTCCCTAGATGGTGAAGCACGTGGACAGTTTGATGATGTTCTATCTGTACAGCTTGCTCGTGCTCGCTTTGCAGTATTGCAGATCCAAGCAGCAGAAAAATCTATCCAAGCACCTATTGCCATCCCACAGGATGTGCAAGAGTTGGCACTTGGCCCAGATTCAATTATGCGTTCTGCTAACCCACAAGGTATTCGTCGCGTTCCACTAGAACTACCACCTGGAGTCTTTACTGAGTCTGGGGTCCTTGAGCGTGAACTTCGTATGGGTGCTCGTTATCCTGAATCTCGTTCAGGTAACATTGACGCATCAGTTGTAACAGGTCGTGGTGTTCAGGCACTACAGGCTGGCTTTGATACACAGATTAAGGCAGCACAAGCACAGTTTGCTCGTATGTTCCAAGAACTTATCTCAGTATGCTTTGAAGCAGATGAGAAAGTATTTGGTGGTATTCCAAAGACCATCAAGGGTTCAGATGATGGAACACCTTACGTTCTAAAGTACACACCATCTCGTGACATCAAGGGTGAGTACGGCGTAGATGTACGCTACGGAATTATGTCTGGTATGGATCCAAACCGTGCCATCATTGCTTTACTACAAATGCGCTCAGACAAGCTCGTATCTCGTGACTATGTACGTCGTGAGATTCCAATGGACTTGAATGTTACGCAGGAGGAACAACGTGTTGATATCGAAGAAATGCGCGATTCTTTGCGCGTGGCTGTTGCTCAGTATGCTCAAGCCATTCCGGCCCTTGCAGCGCAAGGCCAAGACCCTAGTGAGATTATCACCCGCATTGCGTCTGTTATCCAAGGTCGGCAAAAGGGCCAATCGCTAGAGAGCACAATCGAAAAAGCATTTACACCAGAACCATCTCCAACCCCGCAGATGCCAGAGATGGCACCAGGTATGGAACAACAGCTTCCAGCAGCAGGAGCGGCCCCCGCCCCAGCCTCAGCGCAACCTCCACAAGAACAAGGTGGTATGGCCCCTGCTGCTGGTCAAAGACCCGATATAGCCCAACTACTCGCTGGTATCACCGGCGCAGCTTAAGCAGAGGAGGTGTAAATATGAACAAGGGATCTCGCGCAGCAGCGCCAATGTCAAAGCCAGTTGAAGGCAAGAAGGACACATCTAAGCCAGCAGGTGGCAAGGTAGTTCCATCAATGATGCCAGCAGGCCGTCGTGGCAACGCAGTAAAAAAGGGATAATAACTTTTTAATGAGAGGTGTACTGGGCGATGAAAGACGATAAATACATTCCTCGTCCAGTACGCTTTCTCGATCTTGTTGTTGTAGGCGTAGGCTTTATACACAACATAGCTTCATCTGTTGAAACATTAACAGGTGAACTAATGGAGTTAGCAATTTATCATTCAAATCATCTTACTCAAACCAACAGGGCTTGGGAAGATATGACAGCAGATTTAGAAAAACTAGAGGAGGACCAACAGTGAGTATGACAAATCCACTGGCAGGACCAGCAGGTCCAGGCAAGTTCTCTACCCGTACAGATAAATTAGAATTAGGTTCCACAGCATACGGTGAAGGCGTTGAGACACAGGCAATTCAGTCTGGTGCTCCGCTAGCCAAGACTGGTGATGTGCGCCCAGCACGTGCAGGAGATGTACGTGAAGCAGCAGTAGCGCAGGGACCAGTAACAGAATTATTTGCAGAAACACAACGCCCAGGCGAAGCAATTACA